TAGCCTTGACAAATGACTAAAAATATGGTATAATGGTGACTATGTATAAAGATTACAGTTTAGATGATGTTAGAAAGTCTGCAGAGCAGAAACTTTTCACAGTGGTATCAACCTTTTCTGGTGGCGGCGGAAGTTCCACAGGCTACAAGATGGCTGGTGGTGATGTGAAGTGTGTAGTTGAATTTCAAAAAATAGGAATACAAACATATCTTGCAAATTATCCAAATACAAAATTTTTCTGTAAGGATATCAGAAAGGTTACTGGTGAGCAGATATTGAAGCGTATTAAAATGGAACCAGGCGAATTAGATATTTTTGATGGTTCGCCTCCTTGCCCTCCATTTTCTATGTCTGGTTCAAAGCGTGCAGGATGGAATAAGACCAAAAAAGTATATGGATTCCAGCAGAGTAATATTGAAGATTTATCTTTTGATGTTGCCCGTCTAGTTGGTGAAGTCAAGCCCAAAGTTTTTATTTGTGAAAATGTAAAGGGTATGACTATGGAGTATGCACATGACCATTTTCAGACCATAATGGATGCATTTTCTGAGCATAATTATGAAGTGGGTTGGCGTGTATTAAATTCAAAAAACTATGGTGTTCCGCAAGGTCGTGAGCGTGTTTTTATAGTTGGCATTAGGGATGATGTATATAAAGCTATAACTGGTGATGATTTAACTCCTAGATGTGGTAGAATTAATTTATTTGAAGAAGAAAAGTTGAGTATTGAAAATGATACTTTGGAAGGCATTTGGCCAGAAGAAAATGAAATTATTCCTACTTTGAGGGATGCTATATGGGATTTAAAAGAGGATGAAGAAAATATAAAAGAGCACGAAGAAATAATGCCACAAGTTAAAGCTAAAAAGGGATGGAAGTATTTTAGTAAAATGCCATTAGATATAGATTTAAAAACTGGTTTTGCTGAATTAGCTAGAACTTATTATGATGAGAGGGAAAAAGAATGGGAAGAATTGAGTAAGATAGATCCACATATTATACCAAAATTCTGTTGGAAGCATAAAAAAACTGGTGAATATGTTTATGAAGATCCAAAGGATAGTAAGAATTGGAAAAATCTTTCTTATGTGAAATATTCGGGCTTTCAAGTTCGCAGAGTATCTTGGGATAAGCCATCTCATACATTAACTGAGCGTGGATTGCAAATAGGTACTATGGCTCATTTACATCCAGATGAGCATAGGGGATTTACTTCAATTGAAGCCAAAAAAATTATGTCATTACCATCTGATTATATTTTAACTGGTGATCTAAATGAGAGGTTAGCTAGGGTTGGTTTGATGGTTGCACCTAAGCAGATGGAACATTTGTCAAGAAGCATATATGAAAAGGTACTTTTACCATATAAGGAGGCGATTAATGCCAAAAGTATTTGAATTTCCTGAGTTGATGTCGTTTGAAGAATCTAAAAAGTTACTTGGGGAATGGCCCTTACCAATGCATATTGAACATTGGTTAAATCCAGAAGAAGATACTATTGTTTATAAGAAAACTGGCTCTTTGGGCGATCCACCTATTATGGGTGCAATCAAGAAAGGAGTATTTACAGGTCAGGATTATGATGATATTAAAGGATGTCTACTTTCTATAGATGAAACTACAACCATGAGGGCCAATTGTGCAGGGCCTATCAATGTAGAAGAATTAGAAAAGCAAGGTTTGAATATTAGTTTGAGAACCAAAAATTCATATAAGATTATCGATGCTAAGGGCAATGAGAGCATGATTGCACAGGGAAATCCTATTCATTCTGTGATGATGGGTTATAAAAGAGGTCGGTTCACTGGAAAAATAGATAAAAGTGGATGGTCGAAGGCTAATCCAGAGAAGAACGAAATCCTTAGTAGGATACCTTCAATCAATGATATTGGGTATAAGGAACTAGCACCAGCATATTTTGAAGATCAGAAGAAGTTTGCTGAAACTTACGTTGAAGAAAAGTACAGGATTGCAGGCGGAATTTATACTACCTTGTCTGCAAATAAGTATAGTGTTGGTGGATCAAACCGAATGTCATACCACATAGATTCTGGTGACTTGCCAGAAGGATTGACAACCATCGCTAACTTTCATGAAGGTGATGTTGGTGGATGTTATTTTGTTCTACCTAGATATGGAGTTGCAATTGCAAGAGGCGATGGTGATGTATTTATAGGAGATAGTGGCGAGGTTCATGGGGTAATTGATATTGAAGGCGATGGGATATCAATGAACTGCGTTTGCTATTGTGATACTAGATTGGCAACATTGGGGGCTCGCGGTAAGCCAGAAAAGTTAATTGGTAAGAATGCACCTAAAGAGGAAAGTAACAGTTTAGAAGGATTTTTTGGATGAAAATAGCACTTTTGATGGGTCGGGGTGTTGAAGGTTGTGGCGTCACTCGATATGTGGTAGAGCAATATAATTACATGAATAATAGTGGCCATGATGTAAAAGTATTTTCTACCAAGGATAAGAACTGGGGTAGGAAGAAATCACATGAGCTCGTTGTTGAGGAAATTAAGAATGATGGGTTATTATCATTGAAGCAGAGGTTGGTTGGTTATGATGTAGTTTTTATACATTCGGTTCCTAGTACTGGGCATAGTGATGAATGTCGGAATAATTTTTTGGAATTGATTAAGAGTATTGATTGCTTCAAGGTTTTTATACAAAATGATCATCTTAAAGCTTCAATGAATAGAAATTCGTTTATGTGGGAAACTGTAGAAGAATGTGATTTAGTTTATGCCCATTCATTGGGTAGTTATTTTTCAGAAACTTTCAATACAAAGTATAACAATCCATTAGCTCAGTTAATGAATCCAACTGATATTGAACTGGTACAGTTTAATGGACTAGGCATGGACTTCAAGCCGTTGGAAAAGTACAAGAAAAAGTTTCATGAAAAGAAAAGGAGATTTACATATATAGGACGATTTGCACGCTTTAAGCATCCTGATCGCGTAATAGAGTTGCAAGAATATTTGTCAAAGTGTGCAATTATTACTGAATTGCGTGGAATTGAGAAGTCTATTGGAGCTAAATATCTTATATATGACAATCCTATAGTAGTTGAAGGTGAAAAATATAATAATCCAGATGACTTATCTGTTGCTCATGTTTATGGGCCATATAAGAGATTTGAGGCATTAGAGGAATTGAGTACATCAATGTTTGGTTGTAATTTCTTTGAACTGGCACCAGAGTATTATGGCGGTCATATGGAATATGCATCAATTGAGCCTATTGCTGTAGGAACTGTTCCAGTATTTTCTAAGCATTGGGGTGAGAATGTAGTACATCCAGAAATAGGAGAAAGGTTTATTGATATAGAAAAATCTGGAGTTTATGTAGGCCCAGAAAATTATGAGGAAAGTGCTGAGTTGATGTTTGATATTTCAAATAGTGAAATTCTTTACAATGAATATGTTGATACTTCTACTGAGGTATTCAGTATTTTTGATGAAAGATGTATTAAGCGTGTAATTTCTAATGTTGAGGATAAAATTAGCCTTGACAAATGAATTTTTTTATGGTATAATATAGTTATTAATTTAAAGTGAGGATATAAATGAATCTTAGTAAGCAAACGGTGGATATACTTAAAAACTATTCTACAATCAATGCCAGTATCGCAGTTGGTTCTGGAAATACTTTACAAACAATGTCAGTAATGAAAAATATTTTGTCAAAATCTACAATTGGAGAAACTTTTGAAACTGATTTCGCGATTTATGATCTAACAGAGTTTCTTAATTTGAGTACGTCTGAAGCTTTTGTAGGGGCGGATTATACGTTTGATGAAGATTATGTAGTTATTAGTAAAGATCGGGCAACATCAACATACTATTATGCCGATCCTAGTACAATTGTTTCACCTACTAAAGATATTACAATGCCAGATCCAGAAATTCAATTTGAATTGAGCCATGAAGATCTGTCTACTATTCGTAATATGAGTTCGGTATTAGCAAAGCCTGATATGGTTGTTAAAGGTCATTCTAGTTCTATAATATTGTCCGTTTTGGATAAAAAAGATCCGACATCTAATGTATTTAATTTGGAAGTTGGAGATAGTAATGGTGATGAATTTGAAATGTATTTTAAGGGAGAAAATCTTAAACTGTTAGGGGGGAATTATACTGTTAAGATTTCCAGTAAGGCAATCAGTGAATTTGTACATAATGATATTGATTTGACTTATTGGATAGCACTTGAACCAGATTCTAATTATGGTGGATAAATAAATTATGCGTGAAGAATTTCTTTGGGTTGAGAAATATCGGCCTAAGACTATTGAAGAATGTATACTTCCAGAAGGTTTGAAAAAAACCTTCTTGGAGTTTGTTGAGAATAAAGAAATTCCCAATTTGTTATTATGTGGAACGGCAGGCGTAGGTAAGACTACAGTTGCCAGAGCTCTTTGTGAACATTTGAATGTAGATTATATAATGATTAATGGCTCCGAAGAATCTGGTATTGATGTACTACGGAGTAAGATTAAAACTTTCGCAAGTACAGTATCCCTAAGTGGTGGAAGGAAGGTGGTGTTATTAGATGAAGCAGATTATCTCAATCCGCAATCAACTCAACCAGCTCTACGAGGATTTATCGAAGAATTCAGTGGGAATTGTGGTTTTATTTTCACTTGTAATTTTGCCAATAGGATTATTAATCCTATTCATTCGCGTACGAGCGTTATTGATTTTAAGACGAAGAAAAATGAATTGCCGAAGCTGGCTGGGCAATTTCTTGTCAGGGTAAAAAACATATTGGCTACCGAGAATATAAATTATGATGAAAAAGTAGTTGCAGAACTTATCATGAAGCATATTCCAGATTGGCGTAGGGTGTTGAATGAGCTGCAAAGGTATGGTGCAAGTGGTAGTATTGATGTAGGCATATTGACTGATTTTTCACAGGTCAATATTGAGAATTTATGTAAACATTTGAAAGAAAAGAATTTTGGAAATATAAGAAAATGGGCAGTGGATAACCTAGATAATGATCCACATTTACTCTATCGGAAAATATATGAGGTATTGATTACAAAATTGAAACCAGAATCGGTGCCTAGTTTGGTTCTTATAATTGCAGATTATGTTTATAAGTCTGCATTTGTAGTAGATCAAGAAATTAATATGATAGCATGCTTGACTGAGATAATGGGTAAGTGTGAGTTTTCATAATGGAAATATTTGACTATTTAAATGCTATAACTTACAAAAAAGAAAATATAATGGCTAGTGGTGATGAGTACATTGAAAAGAGTTATGAGCCATACCGCATAAACAAGTTTCTTTCGCAGCATATAGATTGTATGTTTTATGCAAATGAGATGAATTTTCATTCTCATTTGGATAATAAGTTGCAGTTTGATTATTTTATAAATAGTATTAGGAAGAAATTCCGTAGGTCAGAGAAATGGCTTAAGCCTGAAGATTTTGAAGTTATAAGTTTGATTAGGGAATATTACGATTATAGTGTTCCGAAGGCAAAGGAGGCTTTAAGAATTTTGGGTGATGAAAATATTGAATATATAAGAAAGAAACTTTACAAAGGTGGTGCTAGTCATGGTAGAAACAATGATAGAGGTGGAGCTAGACCAGCCCGATGATTTTTTGAAAGTCAGAGAAACGCTTAGTAGGATAGGAATTGCATCTAGGAAAGAAAGTACTTTGTATCAGTCTTGCCACATATTGCACAAGCAAGGGAGATATTACATTGTACATTTCAAAGAGTTGTTTGCATTAGATGGCAAGCCTACTAATTTTTCAGAAAACGATGAGGCACGTAGGAACAGTATAACGAATTTATTAGAAGAATGGGGCTTAATAAAGATAGTGAATGGTGATACAAAAACAAATGTGGCACCATTAAGTCAGATCAAAATCCTCACATATGAAGAAAAGGATGAGTGGAATTTGGTGACTAAATATAACATAGGGAAGAAATAAGTCTTCCATATAGAATGGCAGGTCAATTGACAGCCATTAATTTTTAATCTCGCTTAAATATAAGGAGATAGTGATGACAACATTACTTACAGATATACGCAGATTCGATCCTTTTTTTGTTGGGTTCGATCAACTTTTTGACCGTTTAGCTTCTTTTGACGCAAAAGAAACCCTCCGACCAGCTAATTATCCACCATACAATATAGTCAAAAAAGATGATTATAAGTATGAGATTGAACTTGCTGTTGCTGGAATATCCGCGAAGGATATTAGTATAGAGCATAATCCAGAAACAGGTGTTTTAACAGTGGAAGGTTCAAAGGATGGCACGGAAGACAATTACCTCCATAAAGGTATAGCCGAAAGAAACTTTATTAGGACTTGGACTCTTGCTGAGAATGTAGAAGTGACAGGTGCTGATCTAAATGACGGTCTACTCAAAGTCGAATTAGAGAGAATTGTTCCAGAAGAAAAGAAGCCAAAAACTATAAAAATTGGAACAAAAAGGGTTGCTAAACCAGATAAGCAATTTTTGACTGAACAGTAAACCCAATTCGACTTTGGAAATCAGGGGAGTCTATGGCTCCCCTTTTTAATTATGAAAAAGGAACTATGAACAATTTTTATACAAACATCCAAGTTATTGGCGATGAAATGTTGGTTCGTGCAATAGTGGATGGTAAGAAAGAGAATTACAGAGAAGAATTTTATCCTACCTTATTTTGTCCAACCAAAAATCAAACGAAGTTTAAAACATTAGATGGCAAGAGTGTTGACAAAATCCAGCCTGGCACCATAACTGAGTGTCGCGATGAAGTTAGAAAATGGAAAAAGGCCTATAATATAAATTTATATGGCTCTACTGATTGGGTGTGTCAATATATCGGTAAAGAATTTGATAAATGTAAATATGATATGTCAAAAGTTAGGGTAATGAATATTGACATTGAATGTGGTTCTGAGAGTGGCTTTCCTACCGTTAGAGAAGCAAAAGAAGAATTGGTTGCAATTACATTCAAGGATAGTGAAACTGGAAAATTTGTAACTTTGGGTTGTGGAAATTATGTAAATACAAGAGATGATGTATTTTATGTGAAATGTGCAGATGAGGTTTCTTTGATCCGAAGGTTTATTGAAATATATAAAACCATTGAGCCAGATGTGATTACTGGTTGGAATACAAAGTGGTTTGATATGCCATATCTTATTAGGCGGATTAATAATGTTTTAGGGGAGAGTGAAAGTAAATTCTTGTCGCCATGGGGCTTGGTGAAAGAAAAAATTGATAAGTGGATGGGCCGTGAGCATATAATTTATCACATTTCTGGCGTGTCTCAATTGGATTATTTTTTACTTTATAAGAAATTCACATATGTAAATCAGGCAAGATATACATTAGACCATATTGCAGATGTTGAGTTGGGTGAAGGTAAGCTTTCTTATAAAGAGCATGGCAACTTGCACAATCTTTATAAAGAGGATTATCAGAAATTTATTGATTATAATCTTAAAGATGTTGAGTTGGTTGATAAGCTGGATGATAAGTTGAAACTGATTGATTTGACTTGTACAATGGCGTATGATTCTGGTACAAATTATGAGGATGTGCTCGGCCAAACGCGGTTTTGGGATGCATACATATATCATCATTTGAGAAGAAAGAATATAGTTATCCCGCCAAAGAGAGTAGTTGAGAAGAAAGAAAGGGTTTATGAAGGTGCATATGTAAAAGATCCGATCATTGGATTGCATGATTGGGTTGTATCTTTTGATTTAAATTCACTATATCCGCATTTGATAATGCAGTATAATATTTCACCAGAAACATTTTTAAAAGATGTGCCTAGATTTTTTGTTGATGATGAAGAATTGATGAAGGGGGAAACTTCATTAACTGATTATCCTGATGCTTGCATGGCTGGTAATGGTTATTTCTTTTCTACAAAAGAAAAGGGGTTCCTGCCTGAATTAATGGAAGAAATGTATAATGATCGGGTGAAGTATAAAGATCTGATGTTTGATGCAATTAAGTCTGGTGATAAGGACAAGATTGCACAATATAATACCATTCAAATGGCTAAGAAAATTTCATTAAATAGTGCCTATGGTGCAATTGGAAGTGAGTATTTTCGGTACTATGATTTACGTCAAGCTGAGGCAATTACCAAATCAGGTCAACTTGCAATTCGTTGGATAGAGAGGAAGATGAATGATTATTTGAATAACATTTTAGAAACAGAAGATGAGGATTATGTTATTGCAAGTGATACGGATTCTATTTATGTAACTTTGGGTAGTTTGATTGAAAAGGTAGTGTCAGATGCATCCACTGATAAGATTGTTGATTTTATTGATACAATATGTAATGATAAGATAGAGCCTTATATTGATAAGTCATTTGAAGAATTGGCTGAATATATGAATTCATATCGACAAAAGATGATAATGAAGCGTGAAGTTATTGCAGAGAAAGGTATATGGACTTCTAAGAAAAGGTATGTATTGAATGTATGGGATAATGAAGGGGTTAGAAATGAAGAGCCAAAGATAAAAATTATGGGCATTGAAGCAGTAAGAAGTTCAACTCCGCAGTCATGTCGTGATAAAATTTTAGAATCTATGAAGATAATATTAAATGGTGATGAAGATGAGTTAATTGAGTATATAGAAGAATTCAAGAAAAATTTCAAGGATTTACCTGCAGAGGAAATTTCATTCCCAAGAACTGTTAGTGGCTTGAAAAAGTATTTTGATTCTGTGCATGGATATATAAAAGGAACTCCAATACAGGTAAAGGGATCATTAATTTATAATCAAATATTAAGTGATAAAAAATTGAGCATGGATTATGAATCAATAAAGGAAGGAGAAAAAATTAAGTATACATATTTAAAAGAGCCTAATCCTACTAGAGATAAAGTTATTGCTTTTGTTAATACTTTACCAGAAGAATTTGGTTTAGATAAATATATAGACTACGATTTACAATTTGAGAAATCTTATATAGATCCAATTAAGACAGTTACAAGTGCTATTGGTTGGAATCATGAAAGAATATCAACATTAGAGGGGTTTTTTGGGTAATGTTTCAATATTACTGTGAATTGAAAAGGGTTATTGATGGAGATACTGTAGATGCATATATTGATTTAGGTTTTTCTGTCATTGTTAAAAAGCGTATAAGGTTTTATGGCATCGACACTCCAGAAAGTAGGACGCGTGATCTGGAAGAAAAGAAGCGTGGTCTTGCAGCAAAGGCACGTTTGATTGAATTGTTGGAAGCTAATGATAATAAATTTGTTTTAACTTCACATGGCGTCGGTAAATTTGGTCGGTGTTTGGGTGAAT